CAATGAGCTCGGCTTTCTCTGCCGAAGACAAACCTACAGACTGCCCGTCCCCGGAAATAGTAATCTCTACAACTCCGTTTTCATTAGGTGTAACCGGGTCGCTTCCGTTGATACTAACGCCCTTGACGTCTGTAGTATCGGCAGCCTTAATAATATCAATGATGTTGACCTTATTGCCTTCGCCGTCATATACCCAGCCGGAGATTGGCGACATGTGGTCATAGTTCTGAGTATTACCCTGAGTGCCTCTCAGAAGATCGGCTATGTTGACAAGATTACCGTCGCCATCTGTAAAATTTCCATTAATAATCGCCATCACATCATCCCCTTGTACTTCTCATAAGTTGCTCGATCGATCTTTCCAGTCTGAAGCATCATATCCCATGCCTGAGCAGAGGTCTGAATGTTAGGATCTCCAAGCATGTTCTTTGCGGTGGCTGCGGGGTCAAGATTCGGATTCTGCTTCTGAGCGCCCTGCATAAACATCTTTACGGTATCAATTGGACTGAATCCCATAGTCATCCTCCTTATTTAGAAAACTCCTGCCATGCAGACAGAAGCTTGTCGATCTTGCTATTAAGCTGATTAATTTCTTCTTTAGTTGCATACTGCCCGTCAGCAGTCTGAGGCGGAGGTGTTGTCTCCTTGATCTCCCAGATTCTATCCGGCCTAGCAAAACCGTTCTGATCCCTCGACCGCATTTTAAGTGTTGTCATAGCCTGATCAAGAAAGAACATACTACTATTCGGAGCAATGTTGTATGAATCAGCCAGCGAAATATCAGGAAGCAAGGTGACCATTAAAGGCGTGCCGTTGTTCTGTTGTTGCGGTTGCTGAAGTTGATTACCGTATGGATTATAGTTGTTCATTTAAACCTCCTTATGTTACCACTACATCAAAAGTTGTTGTTTTTCCATGGAAATCTACAGTTATAGTTGATGTACCAACGGTAAGATTACCGCTCAATGTATAATCAGTCAAAACATACGGCATAGAAGAACCGCCAAGTCCACCACGTACAACCAAATCGTCCCTTAGTTCATCGATATCGGTGTCGGCATGAATTTCTTTTGATTGAGTATATGTAGCTTGTATCTGCCGTATTATAGTTGTTGTACTCCCAGTAATTCGTATTACGCCAGTTACTTCTGGTATGCTTATTACGTGTTTACAATACGTCTCAACCGTTTTACATTCGGATATGTTTTTTCCGCCCATATAAATAGCCAAAGATATTGCTTTCAACGGATCGCATGTTAATATGGCGGTGTATTGTTTTCCGTATTCTATCGAAGTAGATTCGTTTGAATTTGTAATATCAACTGTCTCATCAAATATGGAAAGCGTGTCTCCAGGTCCGTATACTAAAGACTTTAAGAGTTCTTTTTCCGTTTCAGTAAGACTTGCATCCCCAATAAATAATGTTGGTCCTATTCCAGAAAGCTTGCCATCAAGAGTCGGAAGTGTGTATAAAGCTCCATCTATCATTACAATCCTCCGACCCTATCTGTATATCTTCCAACTTCTTCTGTTAAAGTTAATGTTCCCTTATCTATAAAGGTGTCTATATCACCGTTCACTCTCAATAATTGAATATCGAATCTATAAGAACCGTATTCCAAATCTCTAGTATGGGACGGTAAAATATGTAACTCAACAGATTCTACAAGTTCCGTCTCTTCTCCGTCAGGAACGTATGGCTCCATGTCTATAATGATTAACGGTGTGACATCTCCATAATTCTTCTTAACAGTGAATCTTATGACATCACCACGTAATGCTTCGTACGACACACCTCCTTCATATTCCATCTGAATTTCTATATGAGCAGAATCGCCTCTGGTCATGGTTATCGTTTTACCAGTTACTCTTACCATACAGCGACCTCCTTATTTTATCTCTTTTAATTCAGCAGAATATTTCCATGTTTCCCATTTCGTTTCTGTTGTACTGCTACTTTTTGGTTGTGCATTGTTTTTTACACGTATAGCAATTCTAGGAGTCTTAGTAAAGCCAAAAGCCAGTTGTGTGTTGTATTTTGCTGACACATCGGTGTTCATTGTGATAACAACCCAGCTATTGCCTCCAAGCTTAATCGGTTTTGACCCTCCTGAATAGGTAGTTATTACGCATATGCCATGTGGCGGTCTGTCTATGTTTATCGGATTACTATTATCTCCGGCTAACGAACCGGTAATTTTCTGGCTATTAGCATTTATTAACGAGTTTATCGCTGCTATCTTACTGTTAATACCATTGGAACCACTTATAGCAGTATTAATATCGGTTATTTTTTTATTAATTCCGGTGCTTGGATTTGTTATTAAATCCGAAATGCCACCCGGATTATTTACTTGTCCGTCAAGAGTGTTAAGGTGTTGTGCTATTAAACCAAGGGTTTCCTGACCGTCTTCGCCTATGTCTTGAGAAATAGAAGATATAAAACTATTAACACGCTCCTCTAATTCAGTTTCGTAATTTGAAAAATATGAACTCAAGGATTGCGTCGATGCCGCTGGACAAACAACGTGACCTACTCCACCTTTATCAGTATGACCAACAACGTACTGTATTTTCGTTGACGGTATAGACGTTACTCCAGAATTGACAGTTACAAATGCTAATGCGTACTCGTAAAGCCCATTTGTTCCATTACTAAGCGTAGGTTTCGTAGGGCTAGCAGCTGGAGTTCCTTTAACCGCGTATATACGACTACTTCGTACTGCATCACTTTTATTGACACCTATAACGATTGTATCAATTCTGGTTAAATTTCCGGTAGGAGCAGTGTCTATTTCAATTGGTAACGTTTGATCGTTAAAAATCCAAGTGTGTTGAAACCAACCTCGTCCAGTTCCGACATTGACGTGCATACCTTCTCCAGACGTAACATTAAAAGCCTGGCCTACGTTATTGTATACTCCATCGCTTATTAGACCATCAAATATAGCTCCGAATTGATCAGCACTATAAAGTCTATCATGATTATATGAGTTATAAAATCCTGATGTTACAGCCATTCTTAATCTCCTTCTGTTATTTCTTCATCATCTGGAACCGTAAACGACGGATTTATAGAAAAACCTTCTTCATCGAACGAATATGTTATCTCAGAAATTCTTACAGGAGTTTCGTGGCCGTATCTGTCTGCGACCTCTACAATGTCTCCTAAAAAATAATCTTCTTTGTATATGAATGACGTTCTATAGTCAACCTCACCCTCAAACGTTTCGGCTATACTATTGTCATCTTCTGCTAGTTTTTCTTTACCTCTTGTTGCTAATAATTTCATATAGGCGTCGTTACTCATAGTGTGCGTATCGTCTGTTTGAGAAGATATGTCTCTGGCATCCGTATACATTTCTCTACGATATAACCCAGTGTATTTGTTTCCGCCACGCAGAACCGATTTTCGTTTTCTAGCAGATCCTTCTCCCTCGCCAGCAACAAGATTAACGGTTTTAAACGTTTTTATTGACTGGTAGTATTTAGTGCTATCAATGTTTTCAAAGTAAGGAGAAAATATAACAGGCGGTTTGTTAGGATTTTTTGTAGCGTCGTATGTTCTATCGGTTCCATTATACAATGACATTATAAATTTATTTTCTCCGTTTACAACTGACCAAACGACTTTAAATCCTATCTTCTTCAATTTACAAATATGGGTTATGACATCATAAACATTATCGCCTGTGTACTGAGCTCCTCCTTCCAGCTTTAGTGATAAAATATACGAATCACTAGATGAATGTATTTCAAAATTTGGAATTTTTCGATAATCTGGAGCTTGGGAACCCATAGCGTTATTAATGATCGATAAGCATACACTATTTACGTGTGCGTTTACCGGGTATACTGTTTGGTGCCAAATAACACGACGATCTAATATAGACTCTAAAGACCGACCAGCTACGACCAATTTATCGCCCTCTTCAAAACTCGTATCTATGTTGATGTCTTCAATTATCATCAAATGATCTGACATGTTCATATATACGTAATAATCAACTTTGAAATAATCTATCAAATCTGACGAATCTTGGCTTAATACAATAGTCAACTCGAAATCGCCGGCTTCGTTGTATCTGTCAGTCCAATTAAACGACTCGTATGTGTCTATTATGGCTTGCGTATCAAAGTTTTTATTAAGAACTAAAATATCCACTTTAAATACCCTCGTATAGTGTCTGTATCGAAAATGCTAACTCACCGCTACTAGTGACAGTTGTAAATACAAATTCGTTTTCTCCTTTTGAGACTTTAAGCCACGTTGATTTTTTATCGATTGCGGACAGAATATTTACGTATTTACCGTTTCTCAATAATCTAGCAGATTTCTTTCCCTGGTGAGTAGTTATGATGATCTCATCACCAGCTTGGATAGGGGCATTAGTTATGCGATTTACGACTGAAGAGTTTATAGTTAGTCGATCATAGCCCTTGTAAATGTTAACGTCTCCAGTCGTTCCGAACGCTCTGAATCTAAGAGTAACGCCTACTTCTATATCACCATCGTAATTAACTATACCTGAACTGTTTTTAATAATGTTTGAGAACTCTATAGAATAACTGTCTTCGCTTGTTATTCCTTTTATCCACGTGTCCCCCGTAACGTCATCAAAACGTTCAAATTCGAATACTCTCTCTATTTTAGAAAGCGTTTGTTCTGATCTGCTACCATTTGTGTCATAAAACCATGGGTCTGGGCACAGAATTGAAACCTGACAGCCTTGTCTTTTGGAGAATATTCCTATTTCATTAGATTCAACATAACCAGAAATGCTTAATTGTCTAGTATCTGTAACAAAATCTAGTGTTACATTTCTTTTTATTGGAAAATATTTGTAACATTCGTGTCTATAATATTCGACTTTTGTCTCAGGAAACATTAGACTTAAAACTATGTTCCTGCTACTAACTCTAGATGAATTAAAAACGCTTCCGTCATAGGCAGCGATATCTGACAGTGAAATATCGGCTTTTGGCGGGTCGAGACCAGTGATCCCGACCACGTAAAAACCGGATTCTTCGGGGTTTGCGAGTTCTAATGTAATGCTTTTACCAAGATGATTAGTAACAGTTACTGATTTCAGCATTATGCTCTAGCCCCTTTCTGTAAAGCTATAAGATTCTTAGTATTTCTATAAATATCGCGAGAGCGCAAAGCCCTCGGAGACGTTATGTTTTGTACATAAGTAGTGCTATTGTTAACAACCGGCACTGAAGATCCTTCATTTTGATTCGAATTTCTATCTTCTGGAGTTGATAGTCCAAGATTAGCCGTTGTGTGGTTAAACAAGCTAGAAATAGATCTAGCTTGGTCCTTAAGCGTGTCTAAGTTAAGAACCGGCGTTATAACTGGATCGAAATCAAGCATCTCATCAACTGCTTCCTGCGATCTACCAACTAAATCCTCAACAACAGTGAGTGCACTAGATGCCATTTCTTCACCAGCATTGCCAGCAGCCTTAACATACTGACCAATACCAATGATAAAACCTTGACCAAACCACTGACCGTATTTCGTAGTCTCTTTAGAAGGAGAACCAGATCTAATAGTGCTTGTAACAGTGTGCAGGGCGCTTCTTGCAAGTTCGGCAGCCTTACTTACAACTCCTCCTATCTTGCTACCAAGACCGTTAATAAAACCTTGTCCTGCGTCTTCGCCAGCCCCATGGAAACTAATTCCTTTAATGGAAGATAGAGCAGAATTAGCAAGACTTGCTGCTTTTTCTCTAACTGCTGCTAGCTTTTCACCCATACCGGACACGAAACCGTCGATAACGGATCTACCTGCACTAGCTAATCTAGATTTGAAAGTGTTTATCTTCGTTACGATTCCTTCACCAATCTCACCCATCTTACTCTTGGCAGCACTTATCTTGTTAGATATACCACTGCCTAAATTTTCGATTAGACTCTGACCAGAAGATATTAGCTGTCCAGCAAACCCTGTGATGCCTTCAATTATAGCGGTTCCTATGCCGGATATAGCGCTTAAAGCGGTGCCTACAGCGTTAGTTATACCCTGACCAAGACCTGCTATAAGCTGACCACCAAGATCGGCCATTACAGTTGATGGCGAATGAATACCAAACAAATTCTTGAAGAAGTTGATAAAGGCATCACAGAAAGCCTGTAGTGCGGGTTTTAAATCAATCCATCCATAGTAAAATATGTCGGTTATACCATGCAATAGATTGTATCCCAAATCCGCTACGCCCTGTATAGCGCTAACAAGGCCAGCCACCAATCCGGCAAGACCAGCACCAACAGCAGATAAACCTAAACCTAGAACTATTAAAGCCGCTCCACAAGCAGCACCGGCAACGGATAAACCGAGGAGAACAGCAGCGAAACCAGCCAACGGAACCAATGCCGGAGCTATAATAGCAGCACCAGCAGCAAGCACAATGAACGCACCAGCCAAACCTACAAATATAGGAACGCAATTATCGCCAACCATCTTAAACATTAGAAGAGCAGGACCAAGCATCAGAAGAGCTGCTGAAGCAATCAACAACGCTGCTGCTCCAGGAAGTGCTCCAGTCATAAGATTTAAGCCTAAAGCCAAACCAACAAGAGAAGCTCCTAACGCTACAACGCCTTGTACTAACTGTCCTGTATCCATAGAACCCATAGTTGCAACAGCTGAAGCCACCATCTTTATTCCAGCGCCAACCATCAAAAGACCTAAGCCCAGAGCCAACGTGTTCTTTGGCATAAAGTTAAGAGCTATGGCTAAAGATAGCAAAGAGGCACCTAAGCCTATTAAACCCTGAACCATTTGTGCAGGGTCCATTTGACCCATTGTCTGTATAGCACCAGAAAGAATGGTCATAGCGGCGGCAACTGCAATCAAACCTATACCAATGCTAATAAGATTTGTAGATCCGCTAACCATAGTGGTAAATATGCCGAGCCCAAGTAAAGCACCGCCTAATCCTAAAAGACCTTGAATCATAACGCCAAAGTCCATAGTTCCAAACGTGTTAACAGCGTTTGCAAGCATACCAATAGCAACTGCTATAGCTATAAGCCCTATTCCGGTTCGTATACCAATATCAGAAAAGTCAGTAAACGTTAAAAACGCGCCGAACAAAGTAAGCGTTCCGAACAAACCGAGTATACCTTGAGAAATCTGATCAAATGAAAGCGCAGAAAGACTTATAACAGCTTCACTAATTTTATTAATAGCAACAGCAATGAGCACCAAACCGATACCCATTTTGATTCCAATTTGCGAAAAGTCTGTAGCTGTAAGAAAACCGCCAAGCATAACCAACGCACCAAACACACCGGCTAAGCCAACACCTAATTCGCTCCAGCTTAATCCAGCTAGATTCTTTATACCTATCGACAATATTGCTACGGCTGCGGCAACAAGAATCATGTTTGTCGCTAACTTCTTCATGTCGTTAGCCTTAGAGCCACCGATGTACTTATTGATGATATACAAAGCCCCTACCAACTCGCCAAGACCTACAGCCGCGGCTGTTAAAGAAGCGCCTAACTGATCAGGGTCTATACCGGAAAGAACCCATATGGAGGCTGTTAACAATCCTATAGCGATAGCTATCTGTTTTAAAGAATCGGCTTTCAGTTTCGTTTGCATGTTATAAAGCGTGTCTTGGATGGGTTTGAAAGTGTCACCGAACATGTCTCCGAGCTTTCCGCCGAAGATTTTTTCAAATATACCACCTTCTCCTTCGCCTTTAAACGCGCCAATTATTTCATTAAGAGAACCAACGAATTTCTTCAAACCGCCGGTAACACCTAGTAATAAACCTCCATTTATAAGGTTTACCATGTTTGTGAATTCGACACTACCAAACGCACTTGAAATAGCAGACAGAATTCCTCCAAGAAGAGTTCCAGCGCCTTCTATGATTTTACTAAGAAGAGGCGCCCCTGATACAAATATATCACCAAAACTCTTGACGAAACTTTTTAATACGTTTAAAACACTACCTAAAGGTCCAACAGCAGTTGTAATGTTTTGCCAAATTGCACTAAAATCGATTTTCTTTCCGTTAGCTAAACCGCTCATAAAAGACACAATGTTATCAAAAGCAGAACGGATAGTATCGACTATTGTAGTAAACGCGTCTCCAAATGATAAACCGGTGATTGATTTAAAAACAGATTCTATTGCGTTTTTTACACTTACAACTATATTTATTATCGGTTGTAGCTTTGTTTTTGCGGTGTCGTACCAACCTTGAAGCGTCTTCCGTATAGTGTCGTTCTTTTTCCAATTAGAAGCCAATCTAGTCACGGATATGGAAAGATTATAGAAATAATCTAAAAGAGATTGTCCTGTTTTCGGAAGCGCATCTGAAAGACCTTTAAACGGTTGTAAAAACTTGGAAATAAGAGGTTGAGCTACACTATATATGGCTTTTATAGTCTGAATTCCAATATCGATTACAGAAAACAAACCTCTAAAAACGTAATGAAGTTTTCTAGCAGTAACCTCAGATATAGACAGTGTCGGTTTCAACTGGCTAATAGCTCTACCGAAGTCTTTTACTCTTTTGATTATTCCATCTGCTGGAAAAATATGATTAAAAGCATCAAGTCCGGTTCCAACTATCGTTTTTGCTACGTTAAAACCGCTAATAACGAAGTTAAGCCCGTTCCGTATTGTTTTAAATATAGATGCTGCTATCGACTGTAATGGAAGAGCTTTGGCCTCTGTAAATTCAAGTGTTTTCGTAAATTCAAGAAACTTCTTAGATATCTCAGCCAATCGTTCGCCAGTTATTGGCGGAAATATGTTTCTAAATACTTCTTGTACAGGACCGACAATATCCGTTGCGTATTGCCAGAGATTCTTTATGGAATCAATGATAGCGTCTCGTCCACCATTTTCTTTCCATACACTTAGCATCTCATTTCTGGCTCTAGCACTATTATCAATTATGCCACTTATAACGTTATTTACGCCGGTCCAAAGAGCTCTAGCTTCGTCTAGGTCGCCAAATATGATTTCCCATGTTTCAGCCCATCCTGACTGCGCCGCTTCACCCAGCGTATCTTTAAGCTGAGAAAATGTTTTTACAACGGTGGCATTCTCTTCTGCCAATTTAGCAGTCTCTTGAATTTGCTTTATTTGTTCATCTGTGAAACCTTGTTGTTTCAGAGTTGCTTCGTCAACTTCTCCAGCAAACTGTTTAAGCGTTTCGGTAAGAACGTTTGTTGTAAGCCAGTTTTCTTTAAGAGAATCTCTAAAGTTTCCATTCTTTTTTATAGCTTCATCAACGTTAACGTTTGAGTCTTTTAAAACTCTAGCAGTTCTTATGAGAGCATCCTGAAAAGCTTTTCCTCCCATGCCAGCTGTATGTTCCAAAGACATCCAGTCTGTAAGTCTAACTTTTCCGGTTGACAAAGCCTGAGACAACTGGAACATAGCTCTACTAGCATCGCTAGCAGGAGCACCAACAAAAGCCGCTAAGTTAGCTATACCTTTAATAGATGATGCTGATGTCTCCAAATCGACACCAGCTGTGGTGAACTGGCCAATCGCAGAGGTCATCTGCTGGAAGTTATAAATGGTCTTATCAGCGTAATGATTCAGATCGTTTAACGTTCTGTTTACATCTGAAAGGGTTGTTCCGTGTTGTTTTGTATTTGCCAGAATTGTCTGAATGGCGTTTAACTTCGTTTCGTATTCTGACAAGCCAGTAGTAACGGGTTTTATTGCGAGAGCATTGACTATACTTTTGCCTGTATTAATGGCTTGATTGGCTATGTTAACTAAAGCCGTAACACCCATAACACCCAATGCGGACATTCTGGCAGAAACTATTTCAGCGCCATTTTGAAGTCCTGTGAAAGAAATTCCATTTGCTGCGGTCTTTACAGCGTCAAGCCCTTTTGTTACTCCGCCAAAATTAAATGCTGTCTTAAGTTTTTCTATAGTCGAGAGAGTCTGTTTAGCACCGGTTTCGAAGTCCTGGTTGTTAAATTTCATCTCAACAACTCTTTGATCTATGGTAGAACTCATTTAAAGACCTCCGCAAAATCTCTTTCTATGGCGTCGTAGACGGGTTTTAAGGCTGGGTTTATGTAGTCATTTGGTGGAACATAACCTCCCCAACCAGTACCGTGTCCGTACTGTATAATTAAGGCTATGTTAACATGGTCGTTCACATTGGTGTTTTTCCATTCGATTGTCGTGCTTCCTGGGGAAGATTTTACTTCATATGTCCAAGAATCAGCTGTTTTTCCTGTATTAACAGGAGTGGCTGCTCTAAGAGCCTCCACCCCCATTCTACCGTACTCATCGAATTTGCTTTTGTAGTTACCATTTACGATTTTTGTTAACCAATCAATGGTGGATCTAAAATCGCCCTTAGTAGTGATGCTTATAGGCATGACTCAACCTCGCGTTCCCCATTTGCGTTTTCTTTCGTTATTCATACGTTCCATATCGGCAAGAATATCGGCTTGCGAACGTTTTTCTTTTGGTGTTCTGTATTCGTTACAGACGTCAATCAACGTTAACAATCTTCGTATGTGCCACTTTTGGCATTCGAATGGTATACCGTGATTTAGCATGGCGTAATAAATGACTTCAGACGTTATGAATGATGAATCTCTACGTTTTGGTTCCCTCGGCGTAATAACAGTAGCTGTCATTGGGTCGTCTATATACTTTTGTATCTCATCCATGTTTTCTTTGGTGAGCCCTCTGTATATAATGGGGTCAACATTGTTTGTCAATGTCATACACTCAACGAAGCTTATGCTTTCTTGATACGTTTTTCTACCTTCTACCAAGTAAGGTTTGTGCCATTTTGATTCCCATTTTGAAATTGCTATCAACGAGCACTCTAACAATAGTTTTGTTGGTTTCTCCACCTTAACAAATTTGTTAGACTGCTCATCGAATAGCTCGAACGGCTTAACTACTATCGGCAGTGGCATGTTATGCCTCTACCATACCAGATTCGGCAATCGCGTTAGCTTTATCAAGGAGCGATTTAGGAACGAGAGCCCTGATAAAGTCAATTGCGTTTTCACTACCGTCCATGAGAATCTCTGTCATAAGAGCTTCAAACGCAGCAGAGTTCTTGAATTTTTCTCTCATCTCATCTGTCTGAACAAAAGACTCTCCATCTTCAGACTTCTCGCCATAAGCCATGATAACAAGCTCTTCTACAACGTCATAAAGCTGCTCATATTCAGTTTCGTCAATGAGCTTCTGAATAAGTTCTGGAAAAGTATGACCATTGGATTCATGTCTGAGTTCCATACGAGCAAGAGTTGTTGCTTTGATATGTAAGAATATTGTCTTTGTTACTGATTCGCCATTAAAATTTTCGTATGTAATTGTTTTTGTAAGCATAGTAAACCTCCTATATATGCTTTGTTATCATCAACCGCCTGTAGAACCGCCTGTGGAAACAAGAGCGGAGAACATAGCCACGACTTCCTGAATAGTAGGCATTGTAGGCTCAGCATTCTCTGTACCAAACAGCGTATTTTCAAGCTGCTTAAGAACTGCTTTTGCTTCTTCATCCATGGTAGTCTCATCGAGGCAGACGGAAGCAGTTGCTTTGAGCTCGCCATCTTCAGTATCAGGATCTTCTGTATTGCATGTGCAATCCCAAGAGAACGTCTGAGTCTCCGGATTGTTGTTTACTGTTTTGTATGCAATTTCAGCCGTGCCAGCTCCGCAGTGCCAAGCCATATGAAGCTTGTATCCATAATCATCGCCAAGAGTGTCGTTTCCAACTCTGGATCTCCAAACAAGACCGAATCTCTTTCTGCTCTGCTGACCAACAACAACACCAGGAACAATAGACTTAAGACCGATGCACGGCTTAAACGCTTCAGGATATGCAAGGGCTTCAATACTAACGCCATACTCTTCCGCAGATCTAAGATCGAGGTATTTAATATTGTCAGCGTATACCGGATTCGATTCAGCGCCAGAAGGCTTCTCTGTAATACCAGTGATACCGTTCCACGCTACGCCGTTCTCAGTTGTGCCGTTCGATGCTTCAGGAAATAATACGCAATGGTCAACGCCAGTCTCGTAAAACCGTTCGCCAATTTTGTCCCAAACAAGTTTAGACATATGTTTTCTCCTTTAAAAAATGATTTTGTAAACGTCATGATCCAATCCATCAGCTACGTAATGTCTGTCATAGCTAATGTACGGTAGGGCCATTAAAGCTTCGTGAATGTGACTAGTAATAATTGGAATATCCGATGACAAGTCGTGTATATCGGGTTCGTCAGATATGACTGTTATAGAATAAGAGACGGAGACGTTGTACGCTTTATTATCGGCATAAACGGTGTTAACTCCGTCTCTATGATAGACTATACACGGATACTCCAATTTAACAGACTCTGGAGGGGAAAAATATACATGATCGCTACCTAAACAATTTTTAAGAATGTTGTGTAGATCAAGTCTGCTTTTCATTATATACACCCCCAACAGTCAACTCTATTCGAGGATAGTTTGGTTTGGCACTAGTCACTTTCCATTTTGAATTCATGTACTCAACGTAGACCATGTGAGCGAAATTTTCATAAGCAAATGGGTCAGCTATTATGCTAATTTTAACATCCAATGCCAAATTGTCGTTTTGGTTCTGAGAATTCTGCCATCTTGAACTAAGTTCAATAGCATCACCAGAATATTGACGACTAACGACTTGTGGCTTGTAGACCCCAGGAACCGTTTCTCTGGTTATAGCATAACCAACGTTACCAAACCATCTCATCCTATCACTCCTTAAACGTTCTTCTTAAGAACAAATGCGCTATATGGCTTAACCAGCGCACCAGAGAACATTGTCTCTGCAAGATACTTGTACTGGTTGAAATCGATATCGAAATTGTCGAACCAGTTAACTTCGCCGCCGGCATCTGTACCAACGTTGTAATCAGCAAGGTCAACACCAATTCCGTAAACGTCGCTCGGAATGATTCCCTTCGGAACTTTAACGATTTCATCAACAGACATAGCCGTAGCAAGTTCCTGAAGGCTCTTATACATTCTGTGACCCATACCGTCTTTAACGAGAAGCAGCTTTGTAACCGTTGTAGTATCCATGAACATGCTAATACTACCAGATCCCTGATAATCATCCTGAACCTTGATAGCGGCATCGATAACAGCGTTCTCCTCTGTCTCGTTATTAGGTACAACGACGGTGTACTTAATTGTATAAAGGTCGTCGTCAGAAGCAATCGGACGAATGCAAAGCTCGTTGATCTTGTCTTCATCAGACTCGTTACGACCATCGCCAACAAGAATCGCTCTAGCAGACTCCTCTTCGAGCATGACCTTCATCTCTTCCTTCATCCAAGCTGCGTGATCGAAAGTCATTTTGATTGCATCCTGACGATCGATCTTCTGCTTCTTGTAAATAGTTGTAGAATCTGTGACACGCTTAAGCAGCTTAAACACTTCTTCCTTCTTACGGCTACCCTTGATGTAACCTTTAGCTCTTGCTTCATCAGCCGTAATATCCGCAAACTGAGTCTTAATTCTAGCAAACGGCGTTTTGTGAGTATGGCCAATAATCTTGGAAACCCACTCTTTTCTACGTGCGATAAATTCAGGCTTCTCAGAAAGAGCCTTCTCAGTCGGGAAAAGGTAATCGATGTTCTCAATACCGTACTCGGCAGCGTGCTCGATTACAGCGTCCTTAAGAGATCCGAACTTTCTCGCGTCGTCCATGCAATCTTTCTGAAGTGCCATAAATGCATCATGAGAAAGAACATCACCACCAATAACACCATCCTGCTCGAAAGCATTGTAATACATATCGTCTTCTCCTCCAAAATAACCATGCTCTACTTCGTCGTCATCGTCTGAACCGCCGCCCTGGGCTTCTTCTACTGCTTTGCCAATGAGGAAGTATACCACTTTCTTCTGCTCATCAGTTAACTCGTTAAACACATCCTGTACTGTCTTTTCTCCGCCAGAAGCCTGCTGCTCTTTGTTTTCAGCCATTTCATTTTCTCCTTTATTGTTTGAATCTCCACTGTGCTCTAAATGTGAATCTGGAACGTCGATAACGTCATCCATATAAATATAGCATTCAACAATGTCGTCATCGTCTCCATGCTGAATTACCGGGTAGTCAATGTATGCACCTTTGTTGGCCGGTGACAACACAAGACTAACCTCTCTTATAACGCCATGAAGAACATCGCCAGCACGCTGTCTAAGATTATTAGCGTATATGCTAAGCGATTTAATATCTCCATTCGCAACCAACTCTTTAGCTCTTTCTCCGCTATCAGTTTTGTTAAATAAGCCATACAATCTAACGCCTTCAGGTCTCGCTTCAAGCAAACCGTGTCCAAGAACGTTTTTAAGATTGTCATGACTATGACCATAAACCAAAGTTACTTCTTCTCCATCGCAGTCGGCAAATGCCCCTGGCTTAATTGTTCTACCATCAGCGCATTTAATGTCGTATCTAGTAGCCCAACCGGAAAAGTCGCAATTGGTTTTACTAACTTTATTAGCCATTTTGATTCTCCTATTAATACTCTGGTTCCTCTTCGTATTCGCTATAGTCCGACGGTTCCTCCGCTTCAGCTTGTCCTTCTTCTGGATAAGAATCAATCGGGTTTATGTTTGGATTTGCCAATTGATCAGATTTTGGATCGACATCTGGCGGCAAACCGATTCTTTGTCTAAGTTCGTTAGTAGACATTAGTTCTGACTGTTTCATAGATGCTGCTATTTCAGCATACTTATCCAATGGAACAAGTCCAAACTGGTCTCTAAAGAACATAACAGACTGACCTTGTGTTCTAGCCGTTTTGCTAAGGAACGTTCTTATGAAGGCGTCTCTAGCGGCAGCAAGTATCGGTTCAACAGTGCTGTTATAATAGTTCAATCTAGTTTGGTCGTCTGCCGTACCGTCGAATATAGCCATAGTCATTCCGAGTTCGTTGAATAACTCCTCCTTGTAGTATTTTATCTGTTCAAGAAGATTGTTTTCTATAGCTCGGTTTAACTGCGTTACTTTTTCGGTACCATCGGTATAAGCTATACCGTATCTAGATTGAGTCAACTGTGCTTCTATATCAGCGCGCCTTTTCTCAGCTTGCTTCTGTCTAGCCTCGCTTTTTACAAGGTAGGGTAACTGAATTATAAGGTTGAATTTGCCTGAACTGTTCTGTTCATCGATTTGGTCTAGCATTGCTAACTTTCTATTCAATCGCTGAGCAGTCGAATTCGGCTCATTCATAACCGCATAAAACGGATTAGTAATTATTGCTATGCGCCTTTTGGGAACTATTAAATCCACTTTCTGACCAGTATCTTCGTTGTAGACGTTAACCTTTACATGCTTTGGAAACCATTCTACGATTTTAGCAACCCTCATAGTTTTTATGTCGCCGTTAATAGCTTCCATTGGTAAAGCGCCAATAACGCCTTCATCAAGTAGATTCATGAATAAAGATTGCTTAAATTCTCGACCAGCTTGATCGATATTGGCTTCAACATTTAAACATTCATTCAAACCAGAATTTTTAGTGTATAAATATCGTCCTTCTTCGTCTGCTATGACGTGACGCATACTAACCGATGCAGCGTCTATAGCTATACGAGTGTAAACAGATGTTATTATCGTTCTCTCAGTTCTATAATAGTGTGCTCTATCAGGAGGATAATAACTACCTCGCCCAAGATTTGTCGGGTCTCTTCCAATGAAAGCGTTCCAACCGTTAGACAGCCCATGAGCTAGTCTGTTAAACAAACCCATCTATTACCTCCTAGTTCCAATTTAATGCTGCAAGTACGCCAACAGTTCCAATACCAGCTAAACAAGCGCTTACAATTATGGAACCATCTTCTCGCTCTAATTTATCGATGTCTTTTATAGCTTTGTCTCCATATTTTTTAGCTATATCTTCGTTAGCCATTTGGAACGATGTTTTATAAGAATTTGATGGTCTTGAATGTCTAGTAGAAACGTGATAGTTAACTAGTGCTTCTCGTTCGTTTCGAAGTCTTGAAGCGTTTTTTCGCCATTGATGATGGTCTGAAACGCGTTGTCCTATTGATCTTTTCGGATGTTTTAAACTTCCATCTGGGTTCTGATAACGCCTAATACCCCAATGCATGCCTTTAATGCCATGATGGGCTAAATATGATTCGTATGACATTTCTTTAACCTCTCAAATATCCTGCAATATTTCTAACTTCTCCCATTACCTGATAACCAGGAGCGTCAACAATATTAGGGTCATGATAATATTTGTATTCATCGAATATTTTTTTCGCATATGAAGCTCCCTTCTTAGCAGTGCTATTAACAGCGCGTCTAAGAGTCGGATCCGTTTTATATTTGTAACTCATGTAAGCTGCACAAACAGACATTCCAGTTTTAATTAACGTTTTTCTAAATTCGCTATTAGCATGCCTACGTCTAGCTTCTTTTTTACTTATACCCTTATATTTAGCGGTGGCGTCCATGTAACGATCAAAAGCTTCTTTATTACGTTTGGCGTCTTGCTTCATTTTCGCTTTATCACTAGATTTATGAAAACCATAAGCAGCTCTAGCAAAACCAGAAGCCTTACCAACCATCGTAGGGGACGTAATGGCATTGTTTAACCCTTTTACAATGTGGTTGCCTGGAGCAGTATATTCTTTATGTGCCTTTTTAAATTCTCTCTTAGAATCTCTGTACTCTTTTCTAAGCGCTGCTCTTTCCGGGTTCCTACTAAAACCAAGTTTCGGGTGTATCAAACTGCCGTCTGGATTCTGAAAACGGCGTACACCCCAATGCATTCCTTTAATTCCGTGATGATATAATTCGTCCGGATAAAATGTGCTGTATGTATACATGTTTACTCCTGAATGTCCAAGTGTATCTAAATATTGCTGAATCTGGTCTATACTATAACCAGCAGAAGCCATTGATTTAATAATCGATCTTTCGTCAGAACTCCTGTTGTTTCCTGAAGAATCTTTAAAAAGCGCTTGATATGAACTACCACTTCTATCAACAGGTTCTTTCTTTGGAGCTCCAACTATTGAACTTATTCTAGCTCCCTCATCTTTTCCTAGCTGATTGCCTTTGTTGTTGGAATTTCCACCAGATTTAGACGCCTTTGTGAAGCTATTAACGGCTGCAACGCTAGAACCAAGAGCAACTTTTTTAGCTATTTTCTGCTGTTCGGTATCCGTATCTTTAACTTCGAATCTCTTAGTGAGTTTTGATATGACTATAGTTCCTACGGATAACATGGCTCCATCAAGAGCGGCGTTGCCAGCTCTAACAGCCGCTTTTGCTGTTTTATCCCCTATAACTTTTCCAGCCTTCTTTAATCCAGATATAACGTCTCCTTTATGAGCGTCTACAAACTCCTTACCGCCTTTAATAAGTTTATAGGAAACACCCGGGTGCTTATAAATATATGCTGCTGTAATAGCTGTAGCCGCTGTAACACCAACAAGCTTTGCACCTTTCGCTAACTGTTGCTTACGTTCAGGAGACAGCCCGTTAACATGTCCATCAGAATTATACCTTTCTTTGCCAGCATTCGTAAGCGTTCCGTCTCTATTTCTATAACGACGTATACCCCATTTCATACCAAGTATTCCATGGTGTGCTAAATATGAATCGTATGACATTGTTAATAACCTCGTTTTTTCTTTGTTTTTTCGGCTGTTGTTGATTTTACTTTTTGCTCGTTTTTCGATTTATGTATTGTCGAATACTCAGCAGATAACATAGAACCACCAATAAGAAGACTGAAACCGCCTACGTATTTTCCACAGAATTCTGAACCACGTCGTATGTTGTCAGCGTATCGTCGTTGTTTAAGCGCTTTGTCAATATCTTTATTGCTAAGCTTTTTAACAGTCTTTGTTGTGTATTCTTTTCCTGTATTAAACAAAATAACAGGTGAATGAGCTTTATAGCCTGAATATTTTATGTCGTTTCTGTCTATTAAACCACCATAGCCTTTGTCTTGTAATGCAGCTTTAAATTTTGCGAATTGTCGTCCGGAATTAAGTTCTGTTGATTGATGCGAGTTAACAATGTCGCCATTAAAAGAATCATACATACGCCATAACGGTTTGTTGGTTCCTCCAAAGTTAGAATCTACATAAGATTTAAATTCTTTGTCTTGCTTGTACAAATTTTCGAACGTCTTTCTTGCTGTTCTATTACCAGCAACCTTAACGTTTTTATTCAAACCTATGTTCATTTTATAAGCAGAACCTGCCTGATCCCTACGAGTCATTCCTAGTTTTCCAGTATATAACGCTGTATCATATTTATTAGACGAAGCATAAAATGTACTAAACAAATGACTTATTTCACTTTTTTCAATTCTGGATATTGTAGTCCCTTTTAATAAGATTCTATCAACTTCACCGCGATATTTATTAGCTGCGTAAGATCCAACTGCAACACTTACACCAACGGCACCAGCAATAATTAAAGCTTTTCGTATCTTGAGTTGCGTATTGACTTCTTTAGTCGCTCGCTCTTTGCTCATGCCCTGCGAAACATACGCGTCTATTAAACGTTGTTTATGTTGTTCAGAACGTTCTCTTCGCTTAGAAACGAAATTATCTAGATATCGCTTCTTTCCATCTGGCTTTAAACTTCTATCATAATTTTGAAACCTACGAACACCCCAGCGCATTCCTTTGATACCATGATGCGCTAAATATGATTCGTAAGACATGTTGGTCTCCTCTCACTGTAAATCTTTTGGTCTACTATGACCATAATATGCACGCAAATAACTTGCTTGGACGGAATTATTAACCCACATAGCTGCGTTAACAGCTTCCATGCCAAGACCAACATAAGCGGCTATAGTAGCACCCTTTTTCGTTACCAGAGTCTTTCAAATACTTATAAGCTATTGCCGTTCCAGCTGCTACTATTTTGGCTGTCCGAAACTTCGCGTCGTTACCAGTTATTGTTTTTCCACGCCGATAGAGCTCTTTTCCCTTATCGCCGGCATAGTCTTTCTTAACCTGATCGTAACTCCTACTAAGTTTATGCTTGGCTTCTTTCATAGTAGTTTTTGCTGCCCTAACGTCGGCCTTAGTATTTTTGCCGACTTTGAAATCAGATTTAGATTGCTTGTAATCGCCTTTTGCTTTCTGGTACTGACCTTCGAATTTGTGGTATTTTTCTAAGCCCTTTTTGGTGTATGAACCGTCGTAGTTACGGTATCGTCGTACGCCCCACTTCATGCCAAGAACACCATGGTGTGCTAAATATGAATCGTATGACATTACTCCTTACCCTCCGCTATCCTCCTCAAACCGTCAATCATATCATATTGACTTTTCGCTATATCATCAATATCGTATAACGAATACTTATCGGCTATCTCTTTAGCTTTCTTGTAGTTCTTGTTACTTTCCCAATATTCAATGACAACACTAGCTGCAGACTTGTCAAGCTCCTGTTTAAACAGCCGTTCATATCCTTTAATGTATTCTTCGTCTGTTGAATAATCGTGATCCTTAGCTTTGTCGCCTAGTTTTTTGTCGTAATCTTCATTGTATTTTTTAATCCCACCATTATTCATCTTATCAGCGGCGTGATTATAGGTTCTTATACGTATACCAGTAAGATCGTTATTGAAATCGTTCTGAGCTCTTAACGCGTATTTTCTATACTGCTTAGTGGCTCTTTTCTTACCAGCTTCAGTAAGGGTTCCATCTGGGTTTCTATATCTACGAACACCCCAATGCATACCCTTAATTCCATGGTGTTCTAAATATGATTCATAAGACATGTGTCACTCGAATGCCTCCTTGTAAGCTTTATAAGCAACCCAAGCATCCATAAGCGCGGAAACGTTATCGATCTTGGCTTCAAATTTCATCTTCATTAATTTCATTCCGCCATTTGTATCTTTTATTACCATCGCGTTACCCATGGTAAACATCATTATCGATTCGTCAAACAACAGCATTCGTTCTTCGGATAACTTTTTAAGTTCGCCAAGAGGAACCGATTCTGTAATCACACCCTGTCTAACTTTCTCTATACCGAATGGGCCGTTATCTCTAGCCCATCTTTCTACAAACTCTTTGGCATTGTAAGGGTCGTATCCAAGACAACGAACGTCATACAATGTTCTCGTATCTATGTATTCGCTAAGGTCGTCATAGACTTCATCCATGTCAAGAACAGCACCTTCTAAAACGATTAGACTGCCTTCTCGCATGAATTCTTCGTACTTTGTACGCATAGCACTTGGTAACTTGTTAAGTGTAAGCGTCGAAATATAGCTTCGAGCTTTAACACCAAAACAACCGTTAGATAGCGGGAAAAGAAACGTAAACGCACAGAAGTCGTTTCCTTGAGACAAGTCTGCGCCAAGAGCACAAGGCATTTGCCAATACTCCTGACGAGAATGAGGAAGCGTTTCTTCGTAAGTAAAGAAATAGGTATACCCTTCCGTAGGTATACCGAATCTTTTAGCAAGTATGTCGTTTCTAGCTGCTGGGGCTTTCTCCGCTCTATCAACGTCAAGCTGATACGTTTCGTAGGTTACAGTCTTTCCAAGATTCGGATTGGCTTTTAACCACATTGATGGATTGCCAACTTCTTTAATGTCATCAAGCTGGTAATACCAAATAGACACATGCGGATTAATGTACTCTCCTTTGAGGATTGACATTAGCTCCATTTTGATTGTGTCACCGACAGCGTTACGAATGCATCCTTCGGAACTGGTAGCTATTATTAGATAGTCATCCAATTTAGACGCTCCCTGTTCGAGAGCGCCAACAACGTCCTCTCTAATGTCTCCAGAAAGCCATTCGTCGATTGTGCAAATCTTTGGACGAAGACCCTGTAATTTATTCAACGACATTGGCCGAACCTCTAACAGAGATCCGGTCATAAAGTTTTCAATACCTCGCTTCGTTGAAACAAGCTTAGCCCTGTTCGCTTTTGAACCAGTCGTATTGTGTATCGAGCCCTCGGTTAAGAAGTCAATAACCGGACCACGAGCTCTAGTCAAAGCTGTGCGCAACGGATTCATTACTTCTTCCGCTTGTTTCATTGTTGGAGCGGTCGTAATCTGATGAGTTGTGGAGGTGTCAACTATTAGATAATCTGCTTGAATGCATTCATCGTATACAGATTTGGCCGCTCCTCGTGCAACAATGAGATATTGTTTGTTGGTTAGGCGTTTCTTTACAACACGATTTACGTATTGTCCGCCATGACCATCAGGATTTGGTTCGTATACTGGTCTTTCGATAAAGTAATACCAACCAAAAACCTGTTCACCCCATAATTTAAAACTGTCAAGAAGATGCAAATCACCGCCGTCAGTTAACGTGAGTTCGTTTTCACAAAACTTAATCCACCCTTCAACGGCTCTATCGTCGTAATAAATGGAAGGATTCGCTATGAGCTTATCGATACGATTCATTTCTAAAGAAACGGTTTTACAAACCGGAATCTTTCCTTGAATCACGTCGTCTCTAAAAGCTCCATAATATTTAGGGATGGCGGTGTTTGATAGCATCGATTACTCCTTCTTTTTACCGAGGACTACAGGCCAAGTAAGCGGTCCACACCAGCCATCCGGTTTTAGACCATGATCACGCTGGAACTGGATGAGAGCGAACTCTGTGTTTTCGCCAAAGTCTCTATCAACCTTAATGGGCTGACCATCAGCCCCAGTGCGACCACGGCCTCTTAAACAAATCTGAAGAGTGCCGACGTCCTCGTTGTTATCGCCTTTGTGAATTTGTCTGAACTCCACTTTGTAAACTCCTTCCTCTTCCTGAATGCCCTCGCCAAGATAAGCGGCAACTGTGTCTTTAAACTTCTTCCAAGTCCAGTTTGGACCGTCTCCTGGGTTGTCGATGTATGGCGACGGACAATGCTTTGTCGTGATCTCGCCATGCATTAGCAGGTTTGATAACGGAATATGGTACTCCTGCATAATCCAAGCAGCGAGATGGGCACAAGCTTTCTGAGTGGCCTCTGTGAAATACCATTTACCGTTCGAGCTGTACGTTGCACACTCAATACCGATAGTATTAGTATTTCTGGCATATGGATGAATATAGCGGAATCCCGAAGAAGCTCCGACATGCCAAAGCTTATCCGTAACCAGAGCAGCCTGGTAGCAAACACCGGTCTTAGAGACATAAAAATGACCTCCATAACCACCGCCATAGAGATCCGGGTTCTCGCCATTTACACCTAGATAGTGGATGGCGAGATACTTATGAGAATTGGCATTGTGAGCCGGAACCTCGTGCTGGTTCGCAGTTACTCTGTTAATAATTACTGGTTTTGTTACTGCCATTTTGATTTCTTCCTTCTTTCCACCAGCTGCTGCCGGATAGTAGATCGTAGGTGTCACGCCGTCAAGGTTGTCATACTGAGTAAGATTATGCTTCTTAATAATTCGAAGAACCGAAGACGGATAGGTTGAACCAGTAGCATAGCCGAGCTTACTAACCTTTGAGATTAGTACAGATGGGTCTTTGCAAGTGAGAACTTTCAGTCCATACTTAGGTTCCCCACCAGGACCATAGTTGCTTCCCCAGGTCATAAAACACAGGAAGTCAGCAAAGGACTGTTCGATCGAATTGTACTTTCTGAATGCAGAATCCGGTTCTATGACCATCTTTCCATTATGCTCTTCTGGAGTATCTTTAAGAAGGGACTCGCCAGGCCAAACAGAAAGTCCAACGTCAGTCCAACTATCGTTTAGTAGAAACGATTTAATACCAACCATGTTGTTGTACGTCATAAGCGCTTCAATCTGTGGATTATCCCAGTAAGACCGAATGCCATAACCATTTTCCAAACAGCTTTGAGCGATCAGGACTGATGGAAGATACCCGTAACGTTTGCAGCAACGTCTGACGGGTTCTATAATCTGATCTAGATACTCCTGTTCTGTTGTGCAAACTTTCATGCTTATCCCTCTGTAATACCAGCTTTGATTCCTTCATCTAAACTCTTTCCAGCTTCGTAATAATCGATTGCCGTCGGTTCCTCAATCACAATCTGCTCAGCGTTCATAGCCTGAACAGCCGACTCAATAAGAACTGTAATCTGCTCTTCGCTTAGCTTAATTCCGTGTTTACTGAGTTCCCGGTTTACGAAGTCCATAACAAGCTGGAATTTGTCTTCGCCCATCCCAGAGCCAGACACGGTCTGCTCATAAGCTCTTACAGCATTTGCTATGATGTCAGCAGCCCAGGAATACTGGCTTTCTTTAAGCTTTGACTCGATGAATGGAATTACATGTTTAATAACAGTCTGAATAGCCCACGTAATCACTCCGCACGTAAGGGCGACAATCAAATCCATAACAGTTTTGTTCATTTTGATTTACTCCTCCTTTATTGGTAAATTGTCTATCTCTTGCATTAAACGTTTAGCTGTTCCGTTTCCGCCACGCGCGAGATACGGTTCGTACAAATACTTCTTTAAGTCGGAATACTCTTGTCTTGTAATCCAACCACGGTCTATATACTTATCTGCGAAAAAGCAAATCTCGTAATAACCAATTCCAAGAAGCAAACGCTGTTCAGCAGAGTTTCTCTTTTGACGTTCTATCAAAAATGCCCAAAAGCCAGATGAAGCAAAAACAGAAACAACAACAGCAACTATTACGTCCCAAGGTCCGTTCAAGTTACACCTCCTTTCTGACTTAAATGCCGGTCTCATAGTAAGAGTTTACTCGCCATTCCAGTCTGTCTATCTGTTTATTGATCTCATCTGCCAAACTGCCAGATGGAGGATCAAACAACATCCTAACTTTTAAGCTAACCAATGTTGGAACGACACTGAGTAATACGACGTCATCTTCCAAGTAGCTAGCCCATGTCTCTGTTCCATTCACCACTATGAACGGGTCTTGTGGACCAACCCCGATTTGTCTAAGTTCCATTATTACGGCATTGGTATCCGAAATTAATTGGTTGTCGAAATGGTCGTGGACTACACCACCGCCTACATTTTCCTTAACTGTATCTAAAATAATCTCATTCATGTATTCCTCCATGGACAAGTGTCGTTTGGCTGTCTATTTACTGGATAGCCTGATAATGTTTTAAGCGATCCGTAGTGTATAACTTCGTGTGTGTTATGAGATACGCATACGAGATTATCCAGGTCAAACAATATTGGGTTTCTGTTAAGCACGTCATCAACAGTTATTGGATTTATATGATGGACTATTATTCGCCCCATGATCGGATGACCGTTAGTAGCTAAATCTAAGCAATGATCCCCGCCAAGAGAATCTCGTAATATAGCCTTCGATCTAGCTTCCTTCCAATCATTACAATGTTGATACAGCGCCTGATTCAAATATCGATTTGGTCCAAACGTCTCAGTACCGATACCGCAAGAACACATAAGATACTTGCACCGGTCAATAAAGTTTGGTATTGTTATAAGCTTGGAATATGTTTTCATTGCATTAAAACTTTGTGTCTTCATCAGACAATCCGTTATAAGACTTTAACGCTGCTATTACAATCGAATAATCTCTTTCCTGAAGCTTAGCCTGCTCATAGGCATCGACTTTAGCTCGCAGAAGTTCATTCTCACGCTGAAGTTTCTCTCGTTCAAGCTTCTCCTTCTCTGAACCTAGCTTTAAAAAATGCGTTATGACCATAGCAGAGGCTGTTCCCTCGTTGATTTGCCTCTCTGCTAGATTATAAGCGGCTGCTATGACCCTATTCTCACGAGCCTCATCAGAAAGTATTGGAGTTGGCGTTATGTTCTCGGCAGATTCATAAGTGTTTTCCATACCTTTCTCCTTGTTCAAACATGCCTTTTGTAACTTAGAAGGCACATACATGCAGTTTTGAGTGCCGATGAAGAACAACCGAAAGGGACTAAGGGACGAAATAATCACTCAAGGAGGTTTCAACTGTCTATGTATGTGCTCACCAAATCAGAAAAGTTCCAGAAATATGACCTCTGGAGAATTTTTTAGGACCGGCGCG